TTCCATACCGCGTACATACCTGGAATTGTGCCGTCCCAATTGTTCTGGGCAATCTTTGCCTTTAGAGCTGTCCGATAATCGTCGTCGCTCAGCGTGGCCGTGCCGCTCGAGGGGTTGAATGGAAGCTGCCTGCCGCGCCCGATGATCTGGCCTAGCACGTCAAGCTGCACGCCTACCGCTGTATCGATGTCGAAGTCCCCCGGTATGCCCTCACACATGGTCACGCCATCGTTAACCATATTGAGCGGTGCAGATAGCCACGATACGAGTTTGGGCTTCAGCCGGTATTCACTGGTAAGAATATCGAGATAAGGCGTTATGCCGGCCATTACGTCACCACCTCCTCTTTTGAAAAGCAAAAAGCCACCGAACCAATTGGGTCAGCAGCCTTTTGAGTTTATTGATTGGAGTATATTTTACCCCAGTATTTGATTTCGGCATTTCTCCGGGCTTGTATTGCTTCGCTTAAATCTGCGAAATATCCGAGATGCTTGATGTGATAGTTCACTCGAATGGTAGATCGCCACTTATTCGGCTTCGGGCACCATGCGACTCCGGTTTGCCCCGAAATATTGCTAGCGAGTACCCTTCTGTTCCGAGATTGCTCGTCAGGTAACGCCCATACACAATTCTCAGGGCGATAATTCCCGTTGACGTCTTTTCGTTCTATTGAATGTATCACCGATGGCCGAGGCCCCATGTCGGCGTAAAATTGATCAAATGATTCTCTCCACTCGGAGCAAACCGATATTCCACGGCCCCCATAATCCTCGTAGCTTCGTAAGCTGGGATTTGTGCACCTTTGAATCATTTGATTCCACGCACTGTACTCTGGCGTATTTGACATTCCGTGCGTTAAGCTTCTCTGTCCTATTTCTGCCGCTTTATCACGTTGCAGACACCCGCAAGACAACGTGCTTCTGCTTCGTAATCTGTTTGACGCGACATTAACCTTCTTGCCACAATCACATTTGCACATCCACAGCGCGGCCCTGTGCTTGTTATTTCCCGCGCGATCGATCACATTTAATCGACCGAATCTTTGCCCTTTTAGATCGATAACTCTCGGCATTATAACAACCTCCCGTAGTTGTTCCCGAAATTGCTTGAGAGGCAGGGAGTCGGGAAACTCCTTTTCGGTTCGCGGGCCTAGCCTCCTACGTTTATTATATCAAATTTAGGATATATTTACTACGATATTTGCGATATCGCCATGCGATACCTCGTTATAGTCGATTACGATGTCAGACGTTCCTTGCGTTTGGCTGTGCCGTGCTGCGGTGATTGACGTAACCGAAAACACTGGATTTGTCGGCGTGTCATTAACCGATAAGGCCGCGCCCCATAACGATGAGATAGGCAGGTCCGTGCCGATGTCCAGGCTATTACAAAAGTCCGCAACGGCCTCCTTAATCTGCGTCGTTGTATCGGTCGTATAGCCTTGTAGCTGCTTAACATTAACCGTCACGTCAATATCGATTGAGGTAGGCCGGTCAAATCGGATCGTAGACTGCACGCCGTACTGATCGGTGACCGTCACGGAGACAGGCCCATTCGTGTATGCGCCCGGCGTTTTGCGCGTGAATATCGCATTAGCTATGTCTTGATTCGTGCCGCCTTCTACCACGCACGTAATGCTGTGAGGCGGCAACCCGTTAGCGTCGTTTACGTTCGTGTCATTCTCGTAAACTCGGAACCGCGTAACGCTTGTGAGCGCGGCTAATGCGCCTTCCAGCCCCTCCAGCACCGTCCTGCTCGGTTGCTCCGTACTGATCGCCTGCCGCGCGCGCAGCTCAGCGTCAGACTCTGGGAATGAGCCGATCGTCGCGTCAACTGGGTTTGTTACCGACGCCCACCCGAGCGTAGGCGTTATGATCTTGTTAATTTCTCCCGCGAACGCTACCACGTCACCCTCTGTCTGACACGTAGCGACAGACGTCGCGCTGCCGCTCACGCCGATAACGGTCGGGCTGGTAAGCGACCATTTATTTCCGTTTACGTCCTCTACGATGCCGTTCGTGATCGTCGTGCCTGCCGTGCCCGATACGGTCATCGTAGCCGTAGACGGTACAGCAGCTTGCCGTCTAATGCCGTTTATGCCAACGATAATATCAAGACCGGTCCCGATCGCTGTCGCCGGCCCTCGGCTGTTATAAGCACTCTGCGCACACAGGAACGAATCATATATCATATCTGCAATCGAAGATATCCACTGATAGTCGGCACTGTCGGGCTGCAAATAAACGTCCGAGCCGAAAATCGCCGTGGCGTCCGCGATAAGCTGGTCCCGGATATCGTTGTATGTCGGGATGCTCAGCCCTGTTACCGTAACTGTAGGCGCGAAATAGGCCATCAGAACGCCTCCTCTACTTCGATAGTGCCGTATATCGTATCGACCGTACATCGCATCGAGTATGTACGGTTCGCATAAGAGCTTTGAAAGTCACTAATACTTTTGACGCCTTGCACATTCGATATAGCGCCTTGGATAAGCAAGTCGGCTGCCTGGATGTTTTCCGGCGTGCCGGGCATGCCGAGGATATTTTGAAAGAGCGGAAGACCTATGCTCGTATCCTCCCACCACTCGCCCTCTAGCAATTGCAGCGTCGTTTTAATAGCCTGCGCTACGGCGTCCGTGTCGGTTATGAAGTCGTTCATATTGTGGCCAAACACGTAATCGCCGCCGCTGTCTAATTTCCTGTACTTCATAGCTGCACCCCGTTCACGCGGATATTGCCGACCAGGTTGACCGCATTATCGGTTATCTCCACGTACTGCGTACCCGCCGCATTCCGCAGCTGCGCGGATGTCGTTGAGTAATTCGGTATCGTCCGGGGCTGCGACCATAGGCCGACAATCGCTATTCCGTCGCTAAGGTCGTGCCTACGGATCTCGATTTGATTCTGAACGCCTCCGGCGCCGAACCAAGCGTCCATGCACATATCGGCAAAGACGACTAAGCATTCATCGCCCTGCTGTATCGGCATGGTAAGCACCATATTACCGGCACGCGGAAGTACGACAGGCACGTCGAGTAGCAGCGGAAGATTGAGCCATTGCGTTTGGAGCGTGTCCGTTTTAACGCGCTCTCGGATAGCCGGCTGCACCGTCACCGTCTGAGCTACCGGGTCGAAGGATTGAATAATCCCAGGAACGGCGACGCGTAGATTATTGGCGAAATTGTCCATCGTGAGCCGCATCATGTCCTCGTCGTTTTTCGGTATTCGTTCTGAAATAGGAATGCTCATTACGCTGTATCTCCTCTCCCTAGAATGGACTCGCCCCGGACGTGAACATCATGTTCGGAATTCCCCCGGCTTGCGATACGGTTGTAGCCTCTGTATACCAGTCATCGCCGCGCGTATCCCCGATAAAATCAACGCTTATGACGCGGTATAATCCGTCAGCGTCAAGCGCCCGTTGCACCTGTCCGAGCTGGAACACCTGCGCCCGAATTAAGCTGCTATCGATCTGCACAATTTCGGCTATCTTGATGCTAGGATTGAGCAAGCAGCGGAACGATATGCCAAGATCAGCCTGTTGCGGAACGCCAATAAGGCCCGAGTCCGGCCCGAGCTTGACGACTTCGCCGACAGGAAGATCATCCATTCGGACGATGTTAACCCTGCCGTCTTCGATGTAGAATGTCGCATCGTTGCTCTTTGCAAGCTGCCGCATGTAATCTTTCATCATTCCGAACATGACTTTACCGCGAATCAATTTTTGCGGCGACAGGCCATCAGATATGTTATTTACCGGCGTCGATACGGTCGAGCTTTTCGTTATGTTCCCGACGATCTCGCGCTGGCTCTGTCCTTTTGTCACTGACAGATTGATGAATCCCTGATTGTACCCCCGGTCGCCGTCGAGCGCGTACAGCGTGAGCCGGTACGTAACGGCGTCCTCTTTGTCGCGGATCGTCTGCACGATATCACCGTCGAATATGACGCCGTATTGATTGCCCTCGTATCCCGCCTCGATGACAACCCTGTTACCGCTCTGGATGATCACATTTTCCGTAATGGCGTTGAGGTTGTAAATCGTGATCTCCGAGAAGTTTGGCGCCTGATTAATCGTCTTGCGTACGCGGAATGTGCAGCGCAGCCGCGATACATCGAGCGCCACACCTTCCGGGCTGGTTACGAGAACGCGGTATCTCCGGCCGTACAGCACATCGCCGGTCTTTTCGCTGCCAGCGACAACGCCGAAATTAGTGGGCGGAAAGTCCACGCCATTTACGATTTCTTGATTATCGTCCGATCCCGTTTCGGACGTATCCGCGTCGGGCGACATATTGACGGATAGCGAATTCGTGCCCTGATATTCGAGCCAGATATTGTAGCGTCGCTGGTAATCGCTGTCCGGGATCTTCGGGCCGACATACGCCAAGGAGAATCGGCGGAAGTCCTTCCGCGCGCTGGCCCATATCTGTCCTATAACGCGGACTGCTACGGCAGTCGCGAACCGGTCATTTCCGAGGACGAAATTCTGCCGCTCCTCTTTATTGGCCGGCCATTTATCCGTGCCGCCGGGCCATTGCAGGCGCATGCGGTTAGCGATATAGATAAAATCGTCGTTATGCCATTTCACCCATACCTGTCCAGGCCCGAGCGCGTTCCCGCTGTCCCCTAGGATGTTGCTGAAGCTCGTCTCCGCTTGGAGCGTGGCGAGCACGATATCCTGGTCGACGCCTTGCTGCTGCGCTTCTTCGATCCCGAAATTCTTGATTCGTTGCTGGCTCTCACTTAATGCGCCCATATGATCGCCTCTCTATTGAACGGTATCATTCCAGTACAGGAAGTAATCCACGCCCAAGTTATCAAAATCCGGTATGCCGCGTATCAGCCCGTCACTGGCAGGCACGATATATGCGCTGCCTATTTCCAGATAGCCGTATTGGCGCAGCAAGTCGCCTGCGGGATACAGGCCAGTTACTAGCGGAACGGAATCAACAAGCAGCGTCTTGCGCGGCATCTCCGTAATGCTCATCCACCAATACCCGCCGACGCCGTTGTACGTGAAGGTAAATTGCAGCGTAATGTTTTTATTGTCCACCGGCAGCGTACAAACTAGCGTCTGATTGCGCGACGGAACTAACGGTACGACTTTCAAAGCCATTTTTTTACACCGCCTATTCGGCAAAAATAAAAACCGCCTAATGGGCGGTTTCGGCTTGCTCGTATTCTACGATCTCGATTTTTGTTCGATACTTCCGACGCTCGTCGGACGTGGCCGTTATCATCAGGAATATCGCGCTTAAGATGTGCATTACGATCCCAACGCCCGGAATCCATCCCAGCGCAGAACCGATAATCCCGAGGACGGAGCCGCGATACTGTTCTCGGTTTTTTACCGAAAGCGCAAGCGTGATAACGTGAAGGACGAGCATAACCATGAGCACCGTCCACCCTGAGCTTAACACGATTACCGCTCCCAAAATCGGGATCCCGAGAATCGCCTCGAGCACTCCCGTAACCCATTTTAATATTCTTGACGCCGTCATATAAATCTCTCCCTCAGAAGGTCAATTTTGTATCTATTATCGACCATACAGGGTGAAATTACAATATCGTGCATACGATTGTCAACTGAACACAGTAGGCAGTCCAATTTGGAGCCATAGGCTGCGGTTAGGTTGTTTCGTCTCCACGGTGCCCATGTTTGCCGAGTCGGTAACAGCCGGCCGAGCGCTAATCTTGACCGTTTTGACCTGGGCGACAAGCAGCTCCCTCATCGTCACCGTACAGCGCAGCCCGAGCAACGTCTTATAGTCGTCAGGAGCCGATAGCGTCTCGATCAGCATGTTCTGATAGATGCCGAGCTTCGTGTGCACCTGAAACGGCACACGGGCCGCCTGTAATGCTTTCAGAACCCGGAACGCCTGCACCGATCTGCTCCACCCGCCGTTAAATTGCCCCGGTATAATGGACCGCGCCGCGTCGCTCATGCCGATCTCCATAACGAGCTCGCGCGGCTCTAAATAGGCGTGGTCGCTTACCATCGCGCCGAGCTGCGTCGGATGCGACGTAATTTTTAAACGGCTGGTATGCGTCATCCGCAGGAATGCGTCCATGTACCAGCCGCCGATATTGGTCTTGATGTAAATTAAGCTGCGTATAGCCTTGGAATTAAGATCGAGTATCGGGTTTATGACTTCCTCTTTTGCCGCCATCAGCCCCACCCCCTTAGATTCCGAGTCAAGACGGCTGTGCTGTCGACGATTGACCGGCCTGTTATTTGCGGGTCCGATCCGTAGACGTTATTAGTTTGGTTGAGCGTCACGACTTGCGAATTTTGGTTATTATATTGCGGCGTCCAGTAGCTGTACGCCCCCGCGCCTCCTGAGCCGGTAGACATCAGAGACGATATTGTGTTGATGCCGTTGGCGATATTGGACAGGAACCGGCTGCCGTCCGCGATGGTTTGCAGAGACTTGTTACCGGCTTTCGTCTCGTCTCCGACACGCTTCATCTGCTCTACGCCGAGGTACGACGACATATTGAACGCGTTCTGCGTAACCTGGTTATCGCCGGAATCCTCGCTATCCTTGTTATCCGATCCGCCGCCGAATATGCCCTTAGATATATCGCCGAACAGAATACCCCAGCGCTTATACACCTCGTCAGTATCGAAGGTTATCCCGGAAGTGAAGCCTTTCCACATGTTACCGAAAAACCCTTCGTCGGCAGAAGCCTCGCCCGACTCGATGAGCGCGTCTTTCTGCTTGTCCCCGTTGTCCGCTACCCAGTCGCCGAAATCGCCGTTGAGAAGGGCCGTCACGGCCTCTACAGACGCTGTAATCGTATTGACGATATCCCGAATGCCTTCTAGCGCTTTCGTGAGGCCGTCAAGGCCGAGCTCGCCGAGCGACTTGAACGCACCGTACAACCCTTCCTCGCCGTCCTTGCCCATTAAGGCGTCGGATAGATCACCTAGCGAGATTAGCAGATCGCTTGCCGACTCCATCAGACCGTCGAAAGCTTTTTGCAGGCCCTCGAAGACTCCGGCGTCGGCCATCTCGTTTTTAAATTCGAGCAGCTTATCCCACATCGGCCCGAATGCGGACTCCCCGCCCTCAAGGTATGTGTAGAAGTCGTCAATCAAGAGGATGCCGAGCGTTAACATAGCGATCATCTGCCCGAATGGTCCGGCTGTCAGAAGCAAGGCCAGGCCGCCGAGCGCTGCTGCTGCGCCTTTGACGTTTGTCGGGACGGAATCAAGTAGATCTGCGATACGGCTTTTAATGTCGGCGAAAAACTCGACAACGTGCCGGCCGGCGTTGACGAACGACGCAAGAAAACGTCCGACGCGCTCGGCCCATACCGGCATCTCGTCCCTGAATTTTTTATTGAAGTCCTGCATCCGTTTTTGCGCGTCATGCAGCGGCCCCGATAGATACTTAACGAAATAATGGCCTACCCATTGAAGGGCGTACTGCGCGGATAGCTTGAAGCGCGTAAACTCGAATTGAATATCCCGGATGAACCGCATTTCAGATCGGAACTCGGCAGGCGGCCGTATCCCTTCGACTTCGCTGCGCAGCTCACGGAATCGGGCGGCAAGCTCTGGACTCAAATAAAGCTGTTCGAGCGTAACGCCCATCGCGTCCAGCGTCTTTTTAAACGATTCGGCTTGATCTCGAGAGGTCCACAGTTGGCGAGCCAGCATCTCAGACTGGAGATCGGCGGAGGCGAGGTTGGAAATGAATTTGGCGATGCCCGCGTTAGCAGAAACGAGAAAAGTCGCAACGGCTACGCCCGCAGCCGCGAAATTCTTTATCGCGGATCCGGCCATCTCCTTAATACCTTTGTCCAGCTCATCGGTTGCCTTCTTCGTATCGTCATATGACTTCTTGTCGACGTCGAAGCCGAGCGAAATGAGATAGCTCTTAATCGTGTCTAGCAATGCATTTCACCTCCCGCAACAACAAACTCCTATACGCGCATATGACGCATTAATTAGAGGGCTTAGGCAGTACTGTATCCCCCTAATACTCTCTAATATCTCTATTTATATATTTATATATTATATTGTTTCTATTGTTGCTTTATATATAAAGCCTTATATATCAAGGGGTTTCGGGTTTTCAAGGGAAACAACGCGGAAACAAAGTCCAATATCTGGTAATGTTTCCGCGTTGCCTATTTTCGGTCGATGTTGCTGCTATTTTTACACATCGCCTCGACGAAAACGAGCTGCTTCCGCTGCGCGCCGTTCGTTCTCGTTTTTAATCTGCAGCATCTCGATCGCGTCGAAAAGATCGTCAATGTCGAATACGTCCGCGACCACGTCCCGGTGCGACCAGAAGCCCGCCATAACAGGACCGTAGACGAGCTCCTCTACGTTAACTAGTTTCGCGGGAATGTATTCGAGGCCGCGCCCAGAATCGAACCCAATCCCGCGCCTTGAAAAACGGGGTAAAGATTGAACATGAGCGCGTGAGCCGTCAGCGCCAACACCCCTATCACATCTTCCTCGAAGTCGATAACGCCGAACGTGCCATTCTCGTTCAGTACCGGCGCAAGGCCGCCTGGCAGGACTTCACTGCAAACGCCCAAGCATTTCTCCTGCAGATAATTAAAATCGCTCTCGGAAATGTCACCGAGCTTTTCCATAATACCGGCAATGGCAGTTGCATCTGTAATGCCGCTTTTCAGATCGGCCAGGTTAGCGCCTTTGAAGAATGGCGCGATCATCCCGGTAACTTTAATCAGGACGAAAGCGCCCGTTCTCGCCGGGAATTTGCGAATCCTGAATTTGCGCCCGTTAATTTCTACGTCTTTATATTTTTCCATGATAATTCACTCCGCTTCTATTGATAAGGATTTAAAGCCGCCAATGGAGGCGGCTTTTCTGCTTAAATCGTTTGATATTGAATGTTAGCAGCCATCAGGTTCCAAGTGATCTGTTGGCCCTGCTGCTGATACGGACGATCAGGCAATTTCTGGAACGATACGCCGGTAGACGTGATTTTCTCGCCCATATTCTTAGCCTCGATCATAACCGTTATCCGCGCCCATTGTACCGTAGCCGAGACGTCCAAGAAATTGTATAGTCTCGTAAGCCAGCGGTTAAGCTCTGACGTTTGTTGCACCGATAGCGCGTGAGTGCCGTTGCGGGCGATAATCTTCGACACCATTACGGTGCCATCCGCTGCCACGTCTTGCGCGGATCGGTCATTCGTCATAACCGTTGAAATGGAGCCGATGCCGGCGCCATTAGCGACGAATTGCCCGAATTGCGGATGCGAGAACGTTACGTTTACATCCTCGAAGCTGTACGTGGAATATGCCATGTTAATCTACCCTCCTATCGGTTAACGATGATACCGATTACGACATGTTCAATCGCTCCGGCCATCTTAACCGCAACGTAGATCGGCGGAGACTTACGCGCCTCACGGTCCGCCTGGGATTGGCTGGCTAGCGGTTCGGATTGAATCAAGTATCCGTTTGGCAGGCTGTCGCCCGTTTGCAGGCCGAGTACCGGCGCAGCCGTCCATATACCAGGACCGATAACCCCTCGCGTCAGCGCGTCCTCACACGGCGCTGTGATTGCCTGGACAAGCTGGCTAATGCCTGCCTCCGTCTGTGGAATCTTCGGAGAGCTGACCAATAGATTCATTACCGCTGTCTGGATCTCGGCCGTCAACATGTCCAGGTTGATTACCTCGTCAAAATGCGTTCCGTCAGCCATCGTGCCCTGTACAAGCAGCTGGTATCTGCCGCCGTAACCGGTGTAGGCATTACCGCTTACTGCTAGGATATTGTTCAGCTGCGTCGTCGTAAAATCGTCGGCCGTAATGCTTCGTTCCTGCTTATAGGCGATCGTAAACGCCGAGTTAGCCAAGCCGGTATTCGCGCCCATAGAGTAGCCCATCGCGGCTACGGCTGCGTTATCGGACGCGCTCCATTGTCCGAATGTGCGTCTCAGCGCCATCGTCGCTAGCGTTACCATGATGTTCGGCGTAGCGCCGCTTAGGACATTAGCCTCGCTCGTCGTGTAGAAGTAAACTGACGCCGGCTCTGCTGCTTCGATATAATTCGCCACGGACTGAATTTCGGTATCTGTGAGCGTGCCGGTAACAAAGCATGCGTACCAGTCGCCATTTGCTTGCCGGCAGGCTGTGACGGCTTGCACCGGCGTCTCTGATGCCGTAGCATCCTGCCGCCCGATAGCTACGAGGCCGGGCGCCGGAGTTTGGGCGAAATAGACTTGCGCGGCCAGATATTCCGGCTCTGCTCCGGTCCATCCGCCGTCCTTCATCTCTTCCAGGCTCGCGTAAGTCTTAACGCGGTCCGCAGCCGAGATAATCGTCGACACGCCAACAATCAGACCGACGTTGAAATTCGGAACGGTTGCCGCAGCTGGGCCCACCGTAACCGATACGCTAACAATAGAGTCAAGCGATTGATCGGACATCTATAACACCATCCTTTCTATTTGTTCGGAACGACACGGATATCGGCGCTTGCAAGGCTCGGCACCGTCTCCTGCGTCGTCGATTTAATATTGAACCGGGCAAACAGGTTTGACCGGTCCCACCATTGGCCGTTGAATAATTCAGGGCTGCGAACCGGCTCGGGAACGTCAGTGACGAGGAACGTATCCTGCAAGGACAGCGTCTCGAACGTGCTCGGCTTAAACAATCCGGCGCGTACCTTGCGCGAATCGTCAAAGCTATTCGGTCCATAAAAGATCCACGTTACCGCCGCGACCTCCGTAAAGCTCTGAATAAGCAGCCCTGCCGCTGTGTACTCCGATTCGACTTGCTGCGCGTACAGGTCTGATGTTAACGTCACTTGGAGGAAGCAAACGTCCTCGTCTCGCTTCCAGGCGGGAGCGCCCACCGCAGGCCACTCGATGCGCACCCGGTCCTGTTTCGCGGGGTCGTCCGGGTCAAAGCCGAGCAGCGTCATAGTGAGCGCGTAAAACATATCTGTTATTTGGGTTAAAGTTGTCATCCTACACCCCGCTCATTCTGACGCCGATAGCCTTGTAATACCCGAAGTCTACCCACGGCGCTACCCAATAAATGCGGTACCGCTCGCCGCGCCATTCGATTTGATCGGACGTCCCTGTGTTATTCGTCGTGAACATTTGCTGCGGCGAGTAGAAAGCCATCGCGCCTTTTACACGGTCGCCCTCGGGTACCTGTTCGAGCTCGTCCGCGTTGGCGACGATGATAGTCCCGGCAAATGTTAAGGATTGCTCCGTCCCAGCCGTCCACACGCCCCGGACCCATTGACCGGATTGACGGTGCACGGTAAAGCCTGCAGTCTGCGAGAAATTACGGGATAGGACTACGCGCTGTACGTTGATCATGTGTTCACGCCCTCCACCGCATAGGTTATCGCCTTCCGCAGCTCGCCCGTGTCAATCAGTGGCCGGTCACTACCCTTTGCCTCTACCGTAGCCGGCGCATTGGCCGGCCAGCCGTTAGCGGGATCGGTAAAGTATCCGCGCACGTAGTTCTGGCCCATCATGCCGGCTCTGTGCAGCTCCGGCGCAATGTCGTTACCGTCGAGAGCCGCCACGGCTGCCTTCTGCATCTGCTTCGCTAGCTTCGGCATGTTCTTTTCGATCGCGGGCTCGACAACGGGACGCGGCGGAATGTACCACAACGGCGAGCCGTGAGACTGGATATACAGCTCGTAGGCTTGGCTGTACGCCATTTCGCCGCTTTCGATGCGGGGGTTCATCTCTTCCCGCATCGATTTTGCACGGACGCCGTGGGTTTGAATGTAAAGCAGCTCCGCGTTTGTGATCTCGTCCGACCGTTCGGCTCCTTCAGGAACGCCCACATAAACCTTCGCCTTGGTTAACTGTTCAAGTATCCTTCCCAGCTGCGCCGTCTGATCGGCCGTGATTCTCACGTTTGCAAAAGCGCTGAACATTCGCCCCCACTCCTTCCTAATAGATGTACATGCCGCCTTTGCCGTACAATTTCGCCATCGTGGCCAGCTGCTGCCCGTAGATAGTCAGCTTCCACGCCGCCCATCCCTGTAAGTCGTTCGCCACAGAGCTGTAGTCGATGCCGGCCGAAACGTCGCCGACCGCTTCGGATGTATTCATGCCCGAGGGTTGCCCGTATGACGCCACGGTGCCGGCATCGCTACCGGCAGGCGCAGCGCCTTTTAGGTACAGGGTAAGATAGTGCGCGATAAACAGCCCCATGGCTATTTTCCAAGCGCTATGCCAGCGAACCTGTAAGATACAAGCATTAGCTAGATCGATGTACGCCTGAATAACGGCGTCCGGTACGATATTGTCAGTATATTGGGGATATACCGATCGAAAATCTGCTAATGTGTACGGCGGGTTCGTCCCTGTTTTGACGTTGGCCGCGTCGGCAATAAGACTTACCAGCAACGCCCCGCCGTACGGGGATAGCGGGTTAAAGTTTATCATTGCTCGTCAGCGGATTCAGAAGCGGCCTTTCTAGACCGTCCTGCCGACTTCTCAGCCGCCACCTCTTGGGCAGCCGACTCGATAACCGTAATAGTCTCATCCGCCGAGGCCAATTTGAACATGGCGGAATCGACCACCCAGTCCGGCACAGTCGAGAATTGACCGGCCCGGACAACGGCTTTAATGCTGTTATCCTTCGGATGGTTAAATTGCAAGGATGCTTTCGAGAATAGACGCATCAGTGTTGCTCCTTTCAGGAGGAAACACAGACGGCATTAAATGCCGTCCATGTACTCCATCGTCGTAGGATATAGCAGCTTGACTTGACCGAGCTGCGCGGCGTATGCCGTCATATACGCCAATTGCGTGACTACCGGCTGCGTCATGACGCGGCTCAGCGGTACAGGCAGGTCAAAGTTGACGCGGTTCTCGGCATTGACGTACGCGACCATGCGGTCTTTGCTGGCCGTCCCTGCACCGATGCACCAACGGGAAGGAGCGATAACAAGGTCCACGCCTTGGTTACGTGCGATGTTGTTATCGAGCAAGAATTGCAAGATAGACACGCTGCCCGCGTCGCTCACTTTGCGGCCTACCAGGAGCGC